TAGTGTCTCTGTTGTGCTGGCTGGGGCCGACGTTGTTTATCAGCTTCCGGCCTCGGTCATTGAGTACATTCTTCTGACCGTATCGGCAACGCTGGATGAGTCCGGTCGATACCCGTATGTGATGGACACCGCTGTAGCGCTTGACGCCACGGCACTTGCGTTCGCCAAAGCGGCTATTGATTCGGTAGTCACATCTGATACAAGCAACCGATCAATAAACAAAGGACTGTCGGACTCAGTGTCATTCAGTGACGCGATCACTATCCTGATTACGATCGTCCGATCCTTTGCGGATAGCGCCAACGCAACAGACAGCAGCAACGTATCGCTTGCCAAAGCGTTGATAGATGTAGCGAACGTAGGCGATGCGAAAGGGATAGCGCTACATAAGCCCTTGTCTGATACGGAAGTGGTGACAGACGCGAGGTCTATTGTTGTTAGTTGGAGCCGAAGCTTTAGCGACACAGCAGCAACTACGGATGCCAACACGGTTGCAATCGGCAAGTTGCTTGGCGAAACAATTAACCAGACAGACGCTGCAGCAAAAAGCCTTCAAAGGCAGTTGGGCGATTCTATTGCGGCAAGCGACAACCTGACCTACGAAATTGATGAGGCGGATCCGCAGCTACTGAACACCTACGTTCTGAACTTCTTCGTGCTGAACGGACCGTGAGATTAAAACCTAGGAGAAAGTAATGCTCACCAAAGAACTATTGAAAGCCACTGGGTGCTTGAAGATTGATGTATTCAACCCAGACGGCTCTCTGAAAGAAACTCGCGAGATCGACAATCTTGTCGTGACCGTTGGCAAAGACTTTATCGCGAGTCGGATGGTTGGCGTCGCAGCTAACGTCATGAGCCACATGGCAGTGGGTACGGGAAGCACCGCCCCTGTTGTTGGAAACACCACGCTAGGAACTGAGACTGCCCGTGTTGCCCTGACTTCTGGCACGGCCTCTGGCTCTGTGGCTACCTACGTCGCCACGTTCGGAGCGGGCACCGGCACTGCTGCACTCACTGAGGCAGGTATCTTCAACGCAGCTTCAGTTGGAACAATGCTCTGTCGCACGACTTTCGCAGTGGTCAACAAGGGCGCATCCGATGCGATGACGATCACTTGGACTGTGACCATCTCTTAATAGGGATCAAGAATGGCAATTAAGTTTACCAACAACGCCACCACGACCCTAGCGTCGTCTATAACAGCTTCAGCTACGTCTATACCTCTGTCTGTCGGCACTGGCGCACTATTTCCGGCTGTTACTACCGCAAGCGGGGACTACTTCTACGCCACCCTTGTTGACTCGAGCAACAACATCGAAATCGTCAAGGTAACCAATAGGGCGACAGACACGTTGACTGTGGTGCGAGGTCAGGACGGCACTACAGCTAAAGCTTACATTGGCGGCGACAGATTTGAGTTGAGGCCGACCGCTGCTGCGCTGATAGATCTTGGTGAGGGAATCAACATCAGTGACCTTCCCGCTGGTACCACTTTAGGTGGAAGCGCCATCGTAACGCCAGCGGCAACTCAGACGCTCACCAACAAGACCCTGACGTCGCCAACTATCACAACCCCTTCCATTAGTAGCCCGAGTCTGACAGGCACTCCGACCGCGCCTACTGCGGCGTCTGGTACGAATACCACGCAGATTGCGAGCACCGCATTTGTGGAAGCCGCGCTAGACACGTTGATACCAATCGGCACGAAGATGCTGTTTCAACAGACGGCGGCGCCAACCGGCTGGACGAAAGACACTACGCACAACAACAAAGCGCTGCGGGTGGTGTCTGGCGCAGCAAGCTCTGGCGGTACGTTGGCGTTTACATCGGCATTTACATCGCAGGCAGTAGGAGGAACAGTAGGGGCCACGACACTCACAACGACACAGATTCCAAGCCACACACACACTGCGGGTGCTGCATTTGCAACCAGCGTGGCCGCAAAAGGCGGTACGAATGTTAGGACTACTGCCACAACGGGCACCGCTACCGGAGGAACTGGCGGTGGCGGCTCTCACGATCACACTTTTACCGGAGCAGCTATCGATCTCTCCGTTCAGTACGTTGACGTAATCATCGCCACTAGAAACTAATTTATGGAACTAAAGAACGGAAACTACTGCCCTTTAATTAAAAAGGACTGCATCGGCTTGCAGTGCTCGTGGTTCACCTTGGTGCGAGGGACAAACCCAAACACCGGCAAAGAGGTGGATGAGTATGCATGCGCGATTGCATGGCTTCCAATCCTGCTAATCGAAAACAGTCAGCAGCAGAGGTCTACGGGCGCCGCTGTGGAGTCCTTTAGAAACGAAATGGTTAAGGCAAACGAAAACTCACAGCAGACACTAATCGCCTTAACAAAGAACACAGTATTGGAGATCAAGTAATGACAGCGCCAATGAGAGCAACGATTATCCCTGCCGACACCTTCTGCTCTGTCGATGGGGTTGGATACGTCGGAGTGGATATGACGACAGTAAATCCGACTGTGCATGCTGTGCAGTGGTATGGCACCCACGGGGAAGTGGAGAGTCAAGACCCGTTGACCGGCAAGATGGCGAGTAACGATGCGATTTCCAGTTTAGATTCTTTTGAGCTTGTTCTGGAATCGTACTGGCAGATCAGAGCTGCAGCTGATGCTGAGCAACAAGCGATGATTGATGAACAAACGATCATAGAGGTTTGATATGGAAGCTAAGGCATACCCAGCGTTTGGCTACGTGCTAGTTCGCTGCAAGATCAATGCAGGGGAAATCATCAACGACATATCCGTAGATAACGGCGTGATGACGATCGACGCTGTAAACGAGGATGGAGTTGCGACGATAAAGAACAGCGGGTACGTGTGGCTGCAGATCCTTGGACAGCAGACGTATACCGAACAGGCGACAGGCAACGCCACTATTCACTTGCCGGGTTGGTGCAACCTTGTGGATGATATTGCGGCAGGAATGCACAACATTCACGTCGATGCGTACAGCGAGCACATCTGCTTAGCAACGCACCTGAACGAACTTCGTAATCCAAAGATGCCGTCGCTGTCGCTTTTCAAGATGGTCGCCGGAGAGCAGAGGGCTCTGCCGCAAGACACAAAGTTGTATTTGGTCGAAGGCGTTCTTGATATTGCCGGAAGGAAATTCCCCGGCATGAGACAGATCCATTTCCAATCTGGAGCGAAGACGGTTGTCGCGGACGCCGACTGCATGGGCTTCGTTTTTAACATGTAAGGAGTGCCATGTTCGCGCCGTTCCCTCTTAATATCGACACTAAGGATGTTTTCTTGGCTGTTGAGCAACTGTTTTGCAACGGTGAGTACATGAAACAGCAGAAGTACGGCGTTGCGCTTCTGAGACAGAAGTCGTTCACATCTGTTCCAAACCGCGTGTACGACACCAAAGAGGAAGATGAGAAACGAGTCATTGCGCAGCTCCCGGATAAACTACTAGAGATCGAGGTCCCTCGGCTTTGGGTGCTGAACATTCAGGCCACCCATGACGAAAAGGTAATGCTTGCTCCGCATACTGATATTGGGCGAGTCACCACTGTCAACTTCTACAGCAACACGAACGGAGAACGCACCTGCTTCTACGAGTATGGTGCGGGCGGTTCAATCAAAGAGATAGGTAGCTTTGTTGCCAAGGATGGAGAAGCATGGGTTCTTGATGTGAGTAAGCCTCATGGGGTAGAGCTAATACCCGGGAAAACGCGTCGAGTTCTGTCTCTTTCATTTCTCACAACTCCTTACGAGCGCGTGATGGAAGCGCTTTCATGATGCGATTGTCGGAGTTTACGAAGCTGCGCCTCACTATGTTGATGGTGCATATCGCCGCAGTCTTCGGGGTGGTTCTGCTTTGGGATCCAAAGTGGCTGTTGTTAAGTGCCGCGTGCAGCGTTCTTTTTCTTTGGGTCGGGCAGGAGATGTACTGCCACCGTTATCTGTGCCACAGGTCGTTCAAGATGCCATTGTGGGCGCAAAGACTGTGCGCTGTTCTATCGATATACAACTTGTACGGAAACCCGATCGGGATTGCGGCAACGCACACTACACACCACAAGTACTCTGACACGGACCGCGACCCGCATCCTTCTTCCACCCCTTGGCAATCGTGGTTCTGGGTATCGAAGAACTTTGGAAAGTCGATTGACCAAGGGACGGCAAAGCGCCTAATGCAGGATCCTTGGTTGAACTTCATGGCGCGGCACTACCTTAAAATCTACCTGAGCACTCTGTTCGTGATAGGTCTGGTTAGCCTGAAAGCGCTAGTGTACGGGCTGCTCGTTACGCATGTGTACGCCTTTTTTGCAAACGGGCTGGTGACTGTTTTTTGCCACGGCAAAGGCTACAGAACGCATGACACGCGAGACACCTCAACCAACAACCATTGGGTGAACTTGATGCTGGGGTGGAATGGGGTCGCGTTCCACAACAACCATCACGCAAAGCCTACGCGGTTCACAACCTCAGAGAGTCGGAGTGAGGTCGATTTGATCGGTGTAATTATTCGGGTTCTGTTTGCCAAAGAAAAGGCGTTATGAAGTGCTCATTAAACTACATGTTTCCGACTGCAGTAGGCAGTTTTGAAAGCGACAACCACAAAGAGTACAAGCGAATTTTTATGGATCGCCTCCCTGAGCATTGCATTCATCATGAGGGTGGCGGGCTAATTGCCGGGGAAAGTAGCGGTAAGGTTTATGTGCACACTGACTCAGAGTTAGAAGGACTCTTCCGTTTTATTTCTGCTGGTGTCGCGGCGTACCTTGATCAGCTTGCGTTCGACCGCTCAAGAGTTGATATCAACATCGTCAAGACTTGGGTCAGCGCAACAAACAACAACACCGTTACTCCAGTGCATGCACACGCCACAAGTCACTTGTCGTTTGTGTACTACATGAACATGCCCAAAGAGGCAGACGCCATAGCGTTCCAGATTCCAGCGTCGCCAAATGAGCCATTCTATGGAGCGTTTGGAGCATCAACACCGAGGCAGCGCTCATTGGTGCTGGATAGGAATGCGCTAAACGCGAACCAGTCTGTGCTAACGGTAGAAGAGGGGCAGCTGCTTGTGTTCCCAAGTCACTTGATGCACGGCACAGTGAAATTGGGCGACATGGGTGATGAGACAAGAATCTCGCTGGCAGGGGATGTTTTGTTAGTGTTCAACGAGGAGGCCCCGAACTATGCGACCGGTGTGTTCGACCCGCGAACATGGAGAGTGTTTAACTAGAGAAACGGGGGTTGTATGAATGGAGCCAATATCAACAATCGCCGCTGTATTCGCTGGGGCACAGGCTGCGGTTGAAGGCGTAAAGAAAGCTGTAGCCCTAGGCAAAGAGATCCGCGACGTCTATCAAGAGATTAGCGTCTTCTTCCAAGCTCAAGGGAAGATCGAAGCAGAGGCAAAGAAGCAAGAGTTCGAAAAGGCAGTTGCTCCCATCGAGAGAAAGCGGTCGGCCACGCAACGTGCGCTAGACATTGTTTTCATGCGACGTGAAATGCAGCGCATGGAGACAGAGCTTCGAGAGATGCTCATCTATCAGTTTAGTGAGGCAGGTCTTTACGCAGAGATGTGCCAAGAGAGGGACCGCATCATCGCTGAGGAGCGAGCTGAACAGGAAGAAGAGCAACGTAAAATCAACGAAGCAATCCTCGAAGAGAAGCGACGTCTGAGAACGATACAAAAAGAGAAGCAAGAAAGGATGGACGCCATCATCAATTCGGCGGCTGTTTTCGTGGGCGCGAGTATTAGCATAGCTATTATCTGCGGGATCATTTGGATGTTTCAACAGGGGGGCAGGTTATGAGGCTGCGCACTAAGCAAGACTGGATGCAACAGAAATGGCGCCCGATGATGGCGATCACATACATGGTCATTAACATCTGCGACTTCATCCTATTCCCTGTGTTGTGGACTCTGGTGCAATTCGGTGAGATTGAGTCAGCTAACGATGCGTTCCGCCAATGGGCTCCCATGACGTTGCAGGGCGGTGGCTTTATACACATTGCATTCATGGCAATCCTCGGAATCTCTGCTTGGACTCGTGGGCAAGAAAAAATCGAGGCAATCAAGCAGGGAAAGACTGATGCTGAATCTTCAGACGATTAAATGGATATTGATAGGGCTGGTTGTGGCTGCGGCATTTGGCGCGGGGTGGAGCTGGAACGGCGCCCGTCTTCAGGCTGCATGGGATGCGGAGAAGGCAGAGCTAAATGCAAAGGCTGTGGAGTCTGTTCAGGTTGCAATGAATCAGGCGCTCGAGGCGGAGCGAGATGCAGCAAAACAGATTGCAGCGACGTCAGCCAAGTATCAAAAAGCTCTCAAGGAGAAACAGAATGAAGAAGCTGCTGCTATTGAGCGTTCTCGCAATGGCGGGTTGTACATCAACGCCAAGTGTCCGAGTGGTGGAAACGGTGTGTCCGAAACCTCCACCTCCTCCAGCGGACGTGATGGTGAAACGCGAGTCGAACTTCCTCGAGCGGATGGAGAGTTTCTTATCAGGCTCGCCGCAGAAGCCGATCGCGTCACCGAGCAACTGAATTCTTGTCAACAACTCCTCGAACAGCAATCTAAATGATCAACTCCAGAGACATTAAAGAACTCCTTCCGGTTGTGCGTGAGAAGGTTGAAAAGTTCCAGCAGTTGTGCAAAGAGAACAACATCGATCTATTGATCACTTCAACCTTCCGGGACGCTGAGAGCCAGAACGCGCTCTACGCTCAAGGCCGTACAGCCCCGGGGAAAATTGTCACAAACGCCAAAGCTGGGCAGTCATGGCACAACCATCGGTGCGCTATTGATGTAGTCCCACTCGTCAACGGTAAGGCCAACTGGAACACCAAAGACCCGGTGTGGAAAAAGCTAGGTGAGTTGGGCAAACAAGCTGGGCTGGAGTGGGCGGGTGAATGGAAGAAGTTCAAGGAGATGGCGCACTTCCAGTACACAGGTGGGCTGACATTGGCACAGCTTCAGGCTGGCGGAAAGGTTGCGTGATGAGCGAGGAAATTCACCGCGACCTTGGTAAGCATGACGCCCAGATCGAGGCGCTCAAAGAGCAGGTCAATCACCTACACGAAGACATGAAGCTGGTGATGGAGCAGTTGTCCAGCATTCAGCAAACACTATCAGAAGCTAAAGGCGGATGGAGGGCTCTCCTGTGGATAAGCGGACTATCAGCAACAATCGGCGGAGTGGTAGTAAAGATCGCGATGTGGATACAAGCAGTGCCTCGATAGACACTTCAGCGATCGTGCTAGTGGAATGGCTTGATGCTGAGCACGAGTTTGGTTGGCAGGATGGCAACGACTTGAGTGAGGAAGAGCCTGTATTGAATTGCTTCACTGTTGGGTGGCTGATGAAAAAGACCAAGACTCACGTGAAGGTATGCCAGACGGTATCGCCAGAGAATCATGCGCAGACTCTGGTAATCCCCAAAGGGATGATCGTCTCAATCACTGTTTTGCAACAACCACAAAAACGTTATGTCACAACACATAAGTGAAGATGAGTTCATGCAGGTATGGACAAAGTTGAAGTCGGCGAAGAAAGTTGCCGATCACTTTGGCCTGAATGTGCGGACAGTACATAGACGAAGAAAGAGTATGGAGTCTAAGCATCAAACTGTACTTCGTTCTAATGATGTGAGATCGCCAACGTTTCTGATTCGAGAACACTCCCCCCGCGTTGATTGTGAGATGCAAAACGGAGTGATTGTTGTCGGATCCGACGCGCATTATTGGCCCGGGGTTATTAGTACAGCGCATAAGGCATTTGTGCAGGTAATTAAAGAGCTGAAACCAAACCTCGTCGTCATGAACGGGGACCTGTTTGATGGCGCCAGTGTGAGTAGGTGGCCGAAATCTTCTTGGGGCGCGGTGCCAACAGTCAAGCAAGAGCTGGAGGCTGTGTCCGATCGACTACATGAGATACGGCAAGTAGCTGGTAACGCAAAGATGTGGTGGTGCTTAGGCAACCACGATATGCGGTTCGAAGCGAAGCTTGCTAATTCGGTACCAGAGTTCGAAGGAGTGCATGGGTTCTGTCTCAAGGACCACTTCCCGGGATGGAATATAAGCATCAGCTTGTTCGTAAACCAGAGCTTGATGATCAAGCACCGTTTTAGGAATGGTACCCACGCCACTTGGAATAACACTCTGCATAGCGGTGTGTCCATCTGTACAGGGCACCTACATCGGCTGCAGGCGACCATTCTTTCTGACTATAGCGGCACCCGATGGGGGATCGACTGCGGGACGCTAGGGGAAACTGACGGCGCCCACATGAGCTACGGTGAAGACAACCCAACAAATCACTGCTCCGGTTTTACTGTTCTGACAATAGTAGATGGCGAACTCATACATCCGGAATTCTGTTCAGTACACGGAGAGAAAGCGTTCTTCCGTGGGAAACAAATTGTCTAAGAGGAAATAGATGGCTGGCTTGAAAATCATGACGCAGGGTGGGTATGTGCCCCGCGTAGCAGCTCACCTGCTGGCAGACAACGAGGCGCAGCTCGCGCTCAATACCAAGTTGTATTCAGGTGACTTGCGTTCTTGGAAAAAGCTCGGACTTCTATCCCCATCAATCACAGTTCAACCAGACACAAAGACCATCTTCAAGGGGAAAAGGAGTAACGGGAACGCTCTGTGGCTTTCGTGGCTTGACGCTGTGGACGTGGTGAGCAATCCGCTTACCGACGAAGACAACCCCATGTCGATCTATTACACCGGAGACGGCGCGCCAAAAAAGACAAACTCCGCGCTTGCCGGGATAATACAAGGTGTCTCGCCTCAAGACTGGTTGTACATGGGCGTACCAGCGCCGACTGATGCAATCAGTACAGCAAAAGGAGCGGCTAGCTTAGGCGAGATCGAAGTGACGAACGGCGGATCTGGGTACAGCTTTGTGCCCACCGTGTCTATTGCGGGTGGCGGTGGTTCAGGAGCTGCTGGTGTGGCGGTGGTCTCTCAAGGCGTTGTAACGGACATTACGATGACCAACGTGGGCGCTGGCTATACCTCAAACCCGACCATTACGATTTCTGGTGCGGGCGGCTCCGCTGCAACAGCGACTCCGCGTAGGGGGAAGGTCACAGCCATATCCGTCACAGACGGTGGTACTGGTGGAAAGGTGGCCTCGATTAGCATTACAGCCACGGGGAAAGACTATACCTCAGCGCCTACGGTTGTGTTCTCTGGTAGCGGCACTGGCGCGGCGGCAACCGCAACTGTTTCTGGCGGCAAAGTCACCGGAATCACTCTCACAAACCCGGGCAAAAACTATCTAACGCCTCCGGAAATTTCTTTCACGGGTGGTGGAGGCTCTGGGGCTGAGGCGACAGCAACCCTCGGCACAGGTTTTTCTACAGCTCCGACTGTAACGTTCTCCGGTCCCGGCGCTGGCGCAGAGGCAACCGCATTCATTTCAAATGGTGTTCTAGTTGCTATCGTAGTAACCAACGGGGGCAGTGGCTACACATCAACTCCAACCGTTACCATTACTGGCACTGGAGCTACTGGCGCCACGGCGACTGCTACCGCCAACACTGGTGTGATTGCTGGGGTAAACATAACTAACGGCGGTTCTGGTTATGGTCCAGTAGTTTCACTCACTGGTGGAGGCGGCACCGGCGCAACAGCTGAGCCTGTTGTGGACAATGGCGTCATTACTTCAATCAGGCTCACCGACGCTGGGAGTGGCTACACCTCTGAGCCAACGGTCAGTATAACTGGTGGGGGTGGGAGCAGCGCCACTGCACAAGCTAAGTTCCGGACTGCTGAAACGCGCGTTTACACCTACACGTTTGTATCAGAGTTCGGCTCTATTCTAGAAGAGTCCGCCCCAGCGCCAATCTCGAGCGAGGTGAACACCTCCAGTGGGCAGGAGGTAATCCTCAGTAACTTTTCTGCGCCCCCTCAGGTCAACTACAACATCACCAAAATCCGTATCTATCGGTCTGTGACTGGTAGCAATGCCACTTCCTTTCTGCTCGTTGATGAGATTAGTGCCCCGAGTACTCAATACACCGACAACAAGACATCAGCTGAGTTGGGTGAAGTGCTTCCTACGCTTGGGTGGAATGAGCCGCCCGCAGACCTGAGTGGCTTGTGCCTGTTGCCTAACCAATTTATGGCTGGCTTCAAGGGCAACCGCGTTTACTTCACACCAGTCAATGCCTTTCATACTTTCCCGGAAGAGTGGTCGATATCAGTGGGCGCCGACATCGTTGGAATCGATGTGTTCGGTCAATCGTTGGCTGTTATGACCAAGAACTACCCGTTTATTATTACAGGCAGCACGCCTGAGTCGATGTCCGCTGAGCGCGTTCCGATTCTCGAGCCGTGCGTATCAAAGAGTTCGATTGCTTCCGATGGTAGTGGTGTGATGTACGCAAGCCCGAATGGCATGTGCGTTATCAGCCTTGGAGTGCAGGGTCTCGCCACAGGGAACCTGATGCTCAGGGACAACTTCCAGAAGTTCAACCCAGCGACGATCGTTGGGGCGATGTTCGACGGCAAGTACTTTGGGTTCTTTAATGATGGCGCTGAGGTAATCAAGCAAGGCTCGTTCATATTGGATCGTGTCGTTCAGGCAACCCCCCTTACGCTAAGCAGTATTACAGCTTCTGCAGTGTTTGTTGATGATGATTCAGCAACGCTTCTGCTTGTTTCGAACAACATCATTCAGCGGTGGGAGGGCGATGAAATCAATACGCTCCCGTATGAATGGAAGAGCAAGCGGTTCGTCTTTGCTTCCCCCGCGAACTTGGGCGCCATTGAGGTTGATGGATCCTTTGACAGCATAGCCAACGCCGAGAATCTCCAGCAAAGGATTGCTCAGATTATCGCGGAGAACCAAGCACTGTTCGCTACCGGGGCGTCGCTCGGAGGAACTCTCAACGACATGTCCATGAACAGCCGAGATCTGAACGGCTCCATCCTTCAGAACATTCCGCAGATAGTGGATGATGTCTATCTGCTTGTAGAGCTCTACTCTAATGGGGAGCTGGTACACACAGGTCAATACACAAGTAACGGTGTGTACCGGTTGCCGTCCGGCTTCAAGGGTCAAGTCTTTGAGGTCAAGCTTTCCGGCAACATCGAGTGCCGATACGTGAAGCTTGCTGAGACCATGAAGGAACTGAAGACGTTATGAAAAAGCCAAGTATCCCAGCCGTGAATGTCGCGGACTACAAAGTGGCCTCACTGCTTCGCCCAATCAAGGAGAACATTGAGACCATGACTGGGGTCCGTGGAGGGCCGTTGGCGCAGCTACCAAACAATGCCGATTTGGGCCAAGTTATTAGTACAATCAATGCCATAATAGCGCGACTGAATGCATAGTATGGCTGATCTGATATTTGACGTAGATAGAATCTTCGAGTTCGTAACCGGCCAAGGTGTCCCAATGGTGTATTCGGCGGGCATGCAGGGTATAGGGGTCGAGCGTCAAGGCAACTTAGTGGGCGCGGTTCTGTACGACAGCTACAGCACCAACAACATCTTCATGCACGTGGCCGGAATTGAAGGTGGGCACTGGGCAACAAAGACTTTTGTTAAGGCCGTTTTCGGATACCCGTTTAACCAGCTTAAATGCAAGCGAGTGAGTGGATGGGTGGAAGCATCAAACATCAAGGCTCGTCAACTGGACGAACACCTAGGATTTAAACCAGAGGCTGTGCTCGAGGGCGCGGCTAGAGACGGCGGCGACGTAATCATCTATCGGATGTGGCGAGAAGAATGCCGCTTTATCTAAAGGACTAGAGAATGTTCGAACACAAATACGACGACTTCATGCAGTTTTACGGGGATGTCTGCGAAGACCCGCGTGACCCAATCGAGCGCAAGCTAGCGGTCATGAAGAAACGCAACATCGCTTTCGGCGGCAAAGGCAGTGCGCCTGACCCCAACCCCGGGATGCTTGCATCTGCTGAAGCTGCAAAGACTACAGCCGCAGCTCAGGAGCGTATCGCCCAAAATACTCTTAACTTCTACAAGCAACAGTACGAAGAGTTCAAGCCATCGATACAACAAATGCTTCAGACGGAACTGAGCATTATGGGCGAGAACAAGGATCGAGCTGCTGAGTATGCGGCTTATGAAAAAAGCACGTTCCGTCCAGTGGAACAGGCGCTTGTTGATCAGGCAAAGAATTACAACACCGAGGCAAAGCGAGAGGAGTTGGCTCGCACAGCGTCTTCTGATGTCGCTCAAGCATTTGGTAATGTTCGCGAGCAACAAAACAGGCAACTCGCGGCGGCGGGGATTAGGCCGAACTCAGGTAGGTTCGCTGCGCTCAATCAGACGATGCTCACGCAAGAGGCTTTGGCGAGAGCTGGTGCGCAGAACAGTGCTCGGTCTATGGCGGAAGATAAAGGCACAGCTCTGATGTACGACGCCGCTGGACTAGGAAGAAACCTTGCCACGAACGCATCTACTGCTTATGGCGTATCACTCAATGCCGGTCAGGGCGGTAGGCAATCTGCAATGGCTGGCGGGCAGATCATGGGCCAAGGGTTCCAAGGTGCGATCAATGCAAACAATGGCGCAATCGGCGGATACGGTGCAGCAGGCAACATCTACGGCCAAGAGTTCAACGCACGTATGCAGGGCTACAACGCACAGCAAGAAGCGGCTGGCGCTTTCTATGGCGGGTTGGGACAAATTGGTGGTATGGCGCTTGGTGCCTACTTCAAAGCTGACGGCGGCGAGATCCGTCGTGGCTTGCGGTTAGCTGATGGCGCTCATGTTGGCCCCGGCCCTGTAAGAGGTCCCGGTGGTCCAGTCGATGACAAGATTCCAGCGATGCTATCAAATGGTGAGTACGTCATTCCCGCAGATACGGCGGCAAAGATAGGCAAGAAGAACCTAGATAAGCTCGTAGCGGAAACCCACACACCTGCAGCGGTACAACGTCAGCGCAAGCGCAAAGCTCTTAAGGGGAAAAAATAATGGCACGTGGATTGGGAGCATTTTTCTCAGGTGTTGCTGAGGGTTACCAGACCGGCAAGAAGCTAAATGCAATGGCAGCGCAAGAGCAGAGAGATAAAGAGCGCATGCTTATTGAGAAGGAACGAGCGGCTCTTGAAGGAAAGCGATTCACCCTAGAGGAGGAGAGAGCTAAGCGAGATGCTGATCAGTTCGGTATGACCAAGCAGCTCACGCAACAGCAAATCGAAGCTGGCGCGATTGATCTTGCACAGAGGAAGCGCGATCAGGCATTCCAAGATGATATGAAGGCAGCTTTTTCGGAGCTGCAGGCATTATCGCAGGGTGGCATTGAGGGTGATGTGGTAACGCCGCAGGGCGTGGCTTCTGGCCGCAGACGCTTTGCTAGTGTTGAGCAGGCAAATCAAGCGCTCGGCAAAGAAGGACTGACTTTCGTCCCCGGCTCAGTGAAAGAAGCCAAGCCGATGGACCCTATTGATTTTCAACGACGGGCTGCTGACGTCTGGAAATTGGTCAACGCAAAACACGGCAAGGTTGATCTCAAGATGCTCACGGAGAGCCGGAAATTTGATAGGGAAATCGAGCAGGAGGGGGCGATCAAGGCAATGCAATACGCGCTCACCAACCCGTCCGATCAGAAGGGGATTCGAGAAAGATTCAATAAGCAGGGGAATGTGAAGCTGGGCGACGATGTCCAAATTGGAATCCGGAACGACGCGGTCATGGGTCCTGTTGTGTTTGGTTATCGGGTAGGTAAGGATGGTAAGCAGGAGTTGGTCTTTGATGGCTTCGAAGACATCATCCTCCCTTCAATGGGTCCTGAAGCATACGCTGCCGCCAAGTCCCAGTTTAAGCAACTTGCCATCAAAGAGAAGGGTGACAACGATCGCACTGATAAAAACAATGCGACCGCGAAAGAGACCACCCAGATGAACAATGACACCAGCAAGGCAAACACCGCCAGCAACAATCAGACGGCCATCACGACTACGTCTATGAACAACAAGGCGGCTATGGACCGTGAGTTGATTCAAGCTCAAGTTAGAAAGAAGTCAGAGAAAGACCCGGTGTATGGGCAACTCGAAGATTTGATCATGGGTCAAGGCAAGGCGGCAATTAGTAATCCATCAAATGCCATGAACATTGACACTTACACCCAAGAGAACTTGGATACTTTGAACTATGCATACGCGTTGATCAAAGACGGCAAGGCAAGTTCGGTGCCGGACGCTGCTGCCAAGGCAACTGCAGCTGTTAGGGCCGCAAGGAACCAACCTAAGAAGTAATTGGATAAACAATGGCGATCTTCCAAACATCAGACGAAGCAGGGAAACAGGTTCGCCGCAGAGGGCAGGCGATTGCAAGTGGCGAATACAACCCCGGCGACGTATATCGGCAGCAAAGAGGTCGCGAGTATGTGCCCGGCCAAGAAGCAGCTGAGTATCTGAGTCAGCAGCGCAGAGCCGCAATTGCTCCGCCCCCGCCTGTGCCATCTGCTGCGCCAAACCCCGCGCCAGCTTTATCTGATTCAGATCGGGTCCTGCAAGAAATCCAATCGCGTTACAAAGCAGCATCTACAGCAAAAGCAGCGCCCACTCCGGAGACCGATGGAACCTTCTTGGGAGACGTAGGGCGGTCATTGGGCAGGGGAGCGATAAGCGTTGTTGGCGGTGTGAATGAGGTGGCAAACCTTGTTACGTTGGGCGCTCCTGATGCGGCAGCAAGAGCTATCTCTGGAACGACTCCCGGCGAGGTGCTGGACAAATGGCGGAAGGGTCTTAACGCCCAAGACTCCACGGAACTGCAGGCACAGCGCGCTGAGCTGGAGCAGGCCAAAGGTTTTGTCGATTCTTTCTCGACAATCCTTACCAACCCGCGCCTTGCCGGTTCGATGGTTTTTGAGATGGGGCCTCAGCTGGCCACAGTTGCATTAGCCGCTCGTGCTGCTGCTGCTAGGGCTTTTAGTTCTGCTACAGCCTCTGGCTTGTCTGCTGGAGCTGCGGCCACTGCTGCGACAACAAGTGCTACTCGCACCGTTCTTGGCTTAAATGCCGCGATTGAAGGCGGCTCAGCTGGTATGGACGCTCGTCAGAATGTGATGACGATGAGCGAGGATGAGCTGAGTAAGTCTCCTCAGTATCAGCAGTTGTTATCACAATTTGGTGACACGCCAGAGGGTAGAAAGCAAGCGCGTGAACGCCTGTCTAATGACGCCTCTGCTGTCGCCGCATCTCTTGCTGGAACAATCTCGTTGCTGTCTGGCGGCTTAACTGGCGCTGGCAAGCTCGAAGCTAAGGTTCTCACTGGTCAAGTTGCATCCGAGATCGGGGAGCGCACCGCCAGCAAGGTCGTGGCGGAGATTGGCAAAGGCGTTGTCAAAGAAGGAGCACAAGAGGCTGTTGAGGAAGGCGGCTCTCAGTTTGCAACCAACGTTGGTACACGCTACTCGGGAGCTAAGCCTGATCAGGATCTTCTTGAGGGTGTTCCTCAGGCTGCTGGTGCTGGCGCCGCTCTAGGCGTTGCGGCTGGTGGCGGCTTTGGTACGCTCAGTGCTATTCGTGGCAGCAAGCCCGCAAGTACCCCACCCCCTCCTGCTGACAAGCCGGGCCAAACGCAACAAACGCAACAAACGCAACAAACGCAGCAGACGCAGCAGACGCAACAATCATCAGCTGCCCGCCCTCCATTGACGGATGCTGAGTACGGCGCGGCTGTCAATAGTCCAGCCTACATGACCGCAGCATGGACTCGCGCTGACGAAGCCGGTCGTACCCGCATACAAACCGCCAACCCTGATCTCAACTTTGCAGAGCTGTCTCAGGACCAATCTATCCTGCAAGAGGGCAACTCCCGCATCGACAATAATCCTGACTTCTTTGCGGATTTCACCACTCGGTTAGCTGAAAACAACGCTAATCCTGACGCTCGTGTGGACGACGCTCCGTTTGATGGCGGCACCATGAGAGATGCCCCGCCTGACCCAGTGCCTGTTCGTGAACGCATGAAGATGGCGCAAAGTCTGGCAGATGAAGGTCAAGCTATTGCCGAGGGTCAGTTCTCCCGAGAGAAACCTCTATCCACTCCAGCTTCCGACACGCTTAGTGCTGGCCCATCCGTTCAGCTTCCCGGCCAACCTCCGCTAGACATTCAGATCCGTGGCTACGAACGCCGCGCAGAAAATCTGATGTCCATGCCTGAGGGCGCTCGTCGCGCTGCCGCCACTTCCTCGATGCAGGAAATGATCAGCCGGGGATTCACCCCAGAGCAGGCTCAGTCCGTCTTTGGATCTATCGCCAACCCACAACAAGGTGTTGTTGAGAATGTTGAAGAGGTAGACGCAGCCCCACCTCCCGCCGATCTGGACTTCACACAAGAAGACATCCGTCCCAAGATCGACCCCAACTTCCAGACGTTTGCTCAAGTGAGTGAGCGTATGGCCCAGAGAGATCTGGAAAGGGAGCCGACCGCCAAGCCATCAGACTACATCGAGACCCCTATCCCTCCGCAGATCAGGGAGCTTGCTAAGCGCTTTGGTGTTCAGGTGTACGGTTTCCGGTACGCAGGCAACAACAAGCTGCTTCGCACCCGTCGTGGGTCTTCCCTGTCGGGCAGCGTCATGTTGATCAACGCTGACGCTCAGGACAACCACATGGCTATCTTTGGTCATGAGCTGTACCACGAGCTGCGCCGTAGAAACCCTGAAGTCGCTGCCCAGTTGGAACAGGAGATCCTGTCTTACGTCACCCAGCCGGGCAAAGAGGTGTTAGCTCAAAAGCTACTGAATAGAGGCTACGACATCTCCAAGATTGATGAGGAGATGACCGCCGACCTGATGGGCTACATGTTCACCGAGAAAGAGTTCTGGGCTGAGTTGAGTCAGAAGCAACCGACGCTTGTAGACAAAATCATTCAAGTCATCGATGACATGCTTTACAAGTTCGGCTTCATGACCGAGCGCAACAGATTGATCGCAGAGTACGTGACCGACATGCAGAAGGTCAGGGAGATGCTGGTCGGATTTGTCACCGAGTCCCAAGGTGGGACTGACCTCGACTTCACCTCAGATGGCGCGATCGACAACGCCTTTGAGGGAACCAGCGACGAAGACAAGCAGACCTTAGCGCAAGTCCGCTCCTTGTTGGCAAGTGGTGAGTTTGAGCAAGCCCGTGGCATCTTCCGTAAGGCGGATCTGTACAAGAGGACCGGCGTCAACTTCAACGATGTGGTGAAAGAAAGTCAGCAGGCACCTGCAAATCAGACTGACGCCAAGAAAGTTATTGAGGACAACGAGAAGTATATTGCCCAGCAAAGGAAAGCTCTTGGTATAGCTGACCCGAACGTGTCCCAGTCTGATCAGACCGACTCTGGAGAGGAAACTCCAGTCCGCTACGATCAAGGCGCCCTTGCTTTGGCTGAGGCTGAGAAGAATGTCCGCGCCGTCGTGGAGCTGCTGCGTCTTGCAAATAACAAGTCTGCAGAGAAAGGCGTTCGAAACAAGGCGTTGATCGAAGCCAACAAACTATTCAAGGCATCAAGCCTGAGTTCGTTTGGCGAGGACTTCAAAGAGTTGGAAGCAGCGGTCCAAGCCGAAGGGTCGAAGAAGATCAGTCAGGCGATCTTTAGTCAGGAACCTCAGGGCGCTCTGCGATTGAAGCGTGACGTTACCCCCTTTGACACCGAAGTGTCCCGGATTATGTCTGGTGAGACGGACCGCGTTAAAGAGAAGAAGGCTCAGCGCAAGGACACTGCAATCCAGCGCGGTCAAGAGGGCAAGCGCAAGGCTTTGGATGATCGCATCACTGAAGACTTCAACCCTGAGGATATGCCCGACACATCACTGGACAACGATACCGGTGGTGTGATGACTCAGTTGGCTATGGCTGGATCACTGGGAGGCGCCGAGGGTCAGATCAAAGCTGAGCAGAAGACCCAAACCGCAGAAGAACGCAAGGCCGAGGAAGATCGTTTGGCAGAAGAGAACGCGCAGATCATGAACGCGCGCGTCCGCTCTCTGCTCAGAGACGTTGACAGAAAGCTCGGTCAGCTTGCTGGCGTGCGAGATCTGATGGCGAGGGATGGGTTCTCTGAATCTGAGATCAACGCTACTGTTGGTAAAGCCGAAGCTGAATTGAAGGCGCTGCGTGATGGCGAGCTGGCCGACATCGTTGAAGAACAGCTACGCGATAGCCGCCCTGCAGTTCCTGTGGCAGAAGACACTAATGCAGAACCCGAGACCTTCCCGGGTAGCAACGAGATGCAGACTGAGCTGGACTTCAATGACCAGCAACGCACCGAGGCTCGTCTTTTAGTAGAGGCGATTGGTAATAAGCAGAAGACTCGTGAGCGCATGAAGAAGGAGGGCTTCTCCGAGAAGGACATCAAAGAGGCTGTTGATAAAGCCCAAGAGATGACTTTCGAAGAGGCAGTCAAGGCTGTCCGCGAGAACGACATAGGGATGATGCATCTGCTCGACGCTATGCGCGAAGCTGGTGTTCAAGTTGGAAAGAAGTACATCGATTTGTCAGGCAACATCGCCGCCAACTACACCCTCGAAGGCTATATGGACAAGTCGGGGATGAGCCCGTACATGGCCCGTGAAGCGTGGCTCAAAGCCTACGACAACGTTCCCGTCAAGAGCTTGGTACCACTTAGTGATACCGAGAAGACTGCCTACGATAACTGGAAGAACAATCGCAGGAAGTACATGCAGCGCCTGTCCGACCGCATCAAGGACAACGCTTCATTCTCGACCGGCAGTTTGGAAACGCTGTTCCCGAACGCCCTGTTCAATCAGTTCTCCCTGTCTGAGATGAGGAATCCTGACACGATCACTGAGGTGCCTTTGCGCCAAATGATCCGTGACCTATTCCCTGATCCGGTACGTGCTTGGCTGCAAGACATCTCAGACGTCCTGACTGTTCGCCCTGACCTCGAGAATCAGGTCAACGACGCTCTGACGAAAGAAGAGCAGGAAGCCTACAACGAATTCTTCACCCGTCAGGTGAGAGAGGCAATGCGCAACCTCGACATGAAGATGCGCTCGCCCGTGTATTCCCAGCTCGATCAGCTGCGCTACCTGTCGCCTGAGATGTGGATGAACTACCGCACTCAGATTGCCAAAGCCGACGAAGGTCAGTTCAAGTCCATCCTGCATGAGGCAGCTGAGCTGAACGACGTTGCCAAGGCTGCAATCGAGGCTGGCGCTAACCCTGACAATACGATCGACGCCTACCTGAAAGAGGTAATGGCGCGTGACGACACCAACGCCAAGGATCTGGATGAGATCTCAGATGAGGACGGCGAGGGTACCCGCTATCGTCGTGGCCGTTTCTCTGGTGTGGTTGGCGCACTCACCCTGCAAGAACACTTCAACCGCATCTTCTCGAAGTGGGACACAACTCCTGCTTACACGGTAGTTCAAAACCCGAACCAGCTGCCTGCTGATGTGCGTAACCGTCTGATGAGCCGCTTTGAGAATGGCTCGTTCAAGGGTGCGATTGATCCCAAGACGGGACACATCTACATCTTCTCGGAGTTTGCTGAGTCGGTGGAAGATGCAGAGTTCACAATGTTCCACGAGCTGTACGGTCACTGGGGCATGAGGGCTTTCCTCGGGGATAGCATCGACTCTTTCCTGAACAACCAGTACAAGGTCAACCAGAAAGTTCGTGAAGCTGCCGACCGTCTAGCTGCGGAAGCCAAAGAAAACGGCATGCCGATGACCAAGTTGGAGTCCATCGAAGAAGCGATTGCTGATCAGGCAACTGAAGGTAATGCAAGTGCATTCCGTGAGTTGATGGGTCGTCTGGTGCGCTGGCTGAAGAAGCACGGCATGAACAACGTGGCAAGCTGGCTGGATTCAACCGGATCCTCTGAGCTGGCATACGTCATGTCTCAGGCTCGTAAGGTAGCAATGTCCAAGCAGGGCATCTCACCGCTCGATGGCGCCCCTTCTGATGTGATGTACAACCGCTCGAAGAAGATGCCTGTCGAAGGCTACGCTATTCGGGACGGTAAGGTCACCGGCTATACCCGCATCAACCCAGTCAATGGGTACTGGACTGTCTTCACCCTGAACAATGGCGCAGAGTCTCTGGCCTCAGGCAACTACACTGTCCACACCGTTGAAGAGCTGGTGGATGCACATGATCTGCTGAAGAAGGTGGGTCAGGTGACGATGGCTCGTGACCGCTCGACACGCCAAGAAGTTGATCCTAAGAACGTGGCCGAGATCCCGAACTTCAGTGACCTGAGTGGCTGGGCTAGATTCAAGCGCAACATGCTGATCCAAGGTCAGAACATGTTCCTGCCCATCTTTGAGGTGGCAAAGTTCCTCGAGGGCAAAGGCATCAAGAACTCGGTCATCGATGACCTGATCAAGTATGAGTCTCGCACCAAGTGGTTCATCGACAACTACGAGAAAAAGTTCGCCAACCCGATTACCCGCTTGATGGGTGAGGCTGGCAAGAAAGGTGCAACGCTGGAAGACATCGACTTGTTCCTGATGGCGCGTCATGCCGAGGAGCGTAACCGTGTCATCAAAGCGATCAACCCCAAGAACTCGCGTGGCTCTGGCATGGGCCCCCGCAATACAACCAATAGTGACGGCACTGTCACGCCGGGGTACGAGGATGTTCTGAAGGACATGGAGGGTAAGCCGTTTATTGATGAGCTGAGTGAGATCGGCAGGCTGATGGATGCAATGAGCCAAGCTAAGCTGAGCTACATGCTCAACACTGGCTTGATCAACAAGTATCAGTACGAGTCCCTGTCGCGCTACAAGCACTACGTCAACCTCTCCGGCAATCAGGAGTTGGATCTCGACAAGTACGACGTCAGCCAGTTGGGTGGGCGCTCGTTCAATGTGCGTGGCTCTGACATCATTCGAGCAACTGGTCGTGGCACAGTAGCTGTAGATGTATTGCAGAACACGATGAACTCGTACTTGGCTACGATCATCCGTGGACAGAAGAACCGTCCGCTGCAAGCAATTCTGCAGATGTTTGAGCAGAACCCCGACCAGAGCTACGTCAAGGTTGAAAACGTCAATCGTCGCAAGCAGATCAACATCGACCGCCTGAGCTTCGACAAGAAGATCCTTCGTGCTATTGGTGATGCTCCAACCGAAGAATCAGGCCGCGAGTACCTCATTGGTCTCCAGCGTCAAATGAAAGATGGCGCGTTGGACAGCGATGATGCTATGGCTGATCTGGTTCGCCGGATCAACGAAGCCGAAACTCGTCGCGACATCTCTCCAGACGAAGCAGCTCGTGCAGTTCGCAACATCAACGAGCAGGTTGTGATCTCGGCAAGACTGAGCCCAGACGGATACGTCACGACCGTCGAGACCACGGGCGACAAAGATCGTCAGGTGGTGGTCAAGGTCAACGGCAAGCCAATCACGATGGAGTTCAACGGCAAGTCGATGGACTTCTTCGATGCTATCACCGGGATGAACATCACCCAGAACGGACCGTTCATTGAGGCTGTTGCTGTTTGGAACAGGTTGTTCTCGCAGATGGTCACAACGATGAACCCGGCTTGGGTACCGGTAAACATGGTCCGAGACATTCAAACTGCGTTCGCCAACGCTGCCGCTGACCCTGAGGTTGGTGTTGAGCTGGCTGGCAAGATGTTCATGGAGTGGAAGCGCACTCACCGTATTGCCTTCCGTCACTTGGTAGCAGAGCAAGCCGACGCAAAGCAGGGATGGTGGGGCAACCGCATGAAAGCCGCTGCTCAGAAGAACCCGCTGTCGGCTTCTGAGAAGCAGTGGATCAGTGAGTTCTTCGAGGACGGAGCAGCTACATACTTCATCGACAGGAACGGTCTGGAGCAAACGATCGACAAGCTAAACCGTCACCTGAACCCGATGACGATCGGTAAGATCCGAGGCGTGAAAGATGCTGGCATCTGGACAACCGGCAAGTTCGATGCGATCGCTGATCTGATGGATCTGCTTGGCACACCTGCTGAGATCGCCCCGCGTCTTGCTGCATACAAGGTGCTGCGTGAGGCTGGAAGATCCAGAGAAGAGGCGGCTCGCTACGCAAAGGAGCTGACGGTCAACTTCAACATGAAGGGCGCCTACAAACCTCTGCGAGCCCTGTACGTGTTTGCCAATCCGGCAATTCAGGGCACGATGCGTATGTTCAAGGATGCCAAGGAAGGCAACTACGTTCGCTTTGGCGCCGTGGCTGCGGGCTGGATCACGATGGGCATGATCGGTAGCATGATTGCTGACGCCTTTGGTGATGACGATGAAGAGGAACGCAAGAAAGGTCTTCGCGCCATCGACAAGGTGCCTGACTACAAGCGAGCTACCTCGATCACCTTCCTGCCTGACACCTACTTCGGCTCCATTCCTGTGGCTTATGGCTGGAACGTGTTCTCCACAATGGGGCAGTACGCCTACGACACGGCGATGGGTTACCGCAGCGCAGCAAGTTCAGCTGGCAAGGTTGTCAAGGCCGCATTCGATGCGTTTGCTCCGATTGGTTCCGGCGTGGAATCGAAGAGCTTCTTGGGTCAGGTTGGTAAGACTCTGCTGCCAAGTCCTACGGTTCCGCTGCTCGAGTTGGGGTTGAACGAAAACCGCTTTGGCGCTCCGATTGCCAAGGGTGAGAGCGACTTCTCTGACATCAAAGAGTCTGACGCCTACAAGCACTTTGATAGCGTGAACCCGATTTCGAAGAGCCTGATGCACTTCTTGGCTGAGGCTACATCTGGCGGGAAGAACCCGAGGTACAACGAGTCGTTGATCGATGTTAATCCAGCAACCGTGGATTACCTGATCAACAGCTATCTGCCGGGTCTGATCTCTTCGATGTATCAAGGAGCCGGGAAGGCTTTGAACGCCGCTGCTGGCCGGGATACAAAGGATCAAGACCTCCCGGTACTTGGTAGGTTCAAGGCCAAGATCGATGAGGACTCGTTCAACGCTGGCGCGTACCGTCGAGTCAAGGAGGAGGTCAATACTTCCTACAAGGAGTACATGGCACCCGAAACATCAGAGGCGAGAAAGCGTGAGATCCTCAAAGCTCATCCTCGTATTGGTGAAATGCAAGCCATGTTCTCTGGGATCGAGCAGCAGATGAAACAGATGAGCAAAAATCTGGAAGCCATCGAGCGCGACCCCAATCGCTCCGATCGTCAGAAGGTAGAACTTCGAAACGAATACGAAGCGATGAGGAAGGAATGGAGAGCCAGATCTGTTAAGGCAGCACTGGAGCGTGGCTTCACTGCCGAGGTTATTGATGATCGCTAAGGATCGCCTTCAGCCGTGAAAGGATCTCGAGCAGGGGCTTAGCCGGAACACGGGCGGTCCCTGCAATCGGCATCCCGTCCTCAGATGCAACCTCTGCCTGATGCAGCATCTCCTCTGCCTTGATGTCCTTCATTGCCTTCTTCAGCGCATCGAAGTGTAGGCGCGGGGTGGCAGACATTGCCTGTTCAATACGGGTGTAGTACGCCACCATTGCCATCAAATCGATGTATTCCCTGCGCAGCGCTTGGATGTCCAGCTGCATGACTCCCTCTTGAGCCAACCTGCGCTCACCCTCCGCATACTCTCTTGCCTCTGCGTAGATTCTTTCTAGCTCACTCATCCTTAACCTTTCATTCTGGATTGATTTTCCTGCCGACGACTTCGATCGCCTCCAGTTTTTTCTTCTCTTCCTCGGCCTTCTCAAGCTCATCGAACAGCTTGTCTCTCAACTCATCCCTCTGCCGCTTGATGCAGGGAGGCTTGTCGCAATAGTAACTACAGCTGTGAATATCCATCACGGATCCTCCGACATCCAGTTCCAAGCAACGAAGACACAGAGGGCAATCCCCACTACAAGCCCAAGGATGAACCCGATGATCACGGCAGGTACTTCCACGCCAAGATAACCGCGCCAACTGCGCCAGAAACCGCGCCAAGCAGGACCATCGCGCCAGCCACGTAGTCCCAGCGGTTGTGCCTGAGCGGTCTAGGATCCCCCAATAGATTGGCGATAAGCACCCCCAAGAAGAACAAAACAATCCCGATTGCGATCATGCCGCCTCCTTGATGAACACACCATCCTTAGTTAGATAACCTTTGCGATCCTTGATTTCGTTATAAGCAAGCTGAAGACATTCAGTAATGCTGATATCTAAAATCGCACAGACATTGATGAGGCAGACCAAGACATCCCCCACACCATCCTTGATCAGCGCCATGTCTTTCTTGTTGACCCCGGATGCCAGCTCACCCATCTCTTCGAAAGCCTTCAGCAGCTGCGTCTTGGCGTCACTGTTCTGGATGATCCCCCGGGCCTCAGACCAGCGCACCACCTCGAGTTCAAGTTCTGCGTAGCTCACATGTGCTCCTTTCTGAATACGTGTGCTTCCACTTTATCGTATGCGTCCAGCTCTTCCTTGATACCCAAGGCTTCACCAATAGTCTTTGGGATGCGACCCTGAACCACATCACCCTCACGGCGGACATGGAGTTTCGGCAGGGGAGGGTCAGCCGGTGGCGCCAAGTCCGTACCCAGCAGACGGTTCAGATACCACTGGGCTTTCGCCAGCGATTCCACCCCACCCTTGTTCCGCTCCCGCCATGTGTACTTGATGATGTTGCCCTTCAAGAACCCCTTCAGCTCCTCCGGCGTCAAGGCTGATTCGATCGCCTCGATGCATTCGATCCTGCCTGAGGTGTAGTGCTTCGGGCGATTCACTTCGTCGTGTTCACGCGCCATGCGTAGATCTCCTAAGGTTTATCCGGCCAGTGCCGGTTGTTTTTAAGGGTGTTCTCTTCCCTAATCATCAGCATCACTTTGGTTGCTTATAGAACTTAGGCCAGCCAACTTTCCCCACCAGTAGCGCCTCGACATACTTGGCTGACTCACGCGCAGTGTCATCCCCTAGTTCTGTTCGCCACTTCTGATACAGCTCCTTCCTTGCCTTCTTGCTACTGCGCAACTTGACTGCTTCCTCGAGTCTGGCTGAGAAGCGCTGTTGGCATTCAGCTAGTTGTTGTGCCCACAGAATCTCCTGCGGGTCTTCGAACAGGTCATCCATTCGTCTTGAGTTGATCGATCTCAGATTGAAGCTCGACCAGCTGGGCGCGAAGGACGTTGATCGTGATGTCTCGTTCCCTCAGTTTGTCTAACAGGTTGGCGGCGGTACGAATCAGGGTAGCCTCAGTGATGTCCCGGTTCTGTGCGTCGAGCAGGGCTTGTACTGTTGCGTCCATCCGGTTTGCTAGTTCTTGCATGTCCATTACTTCTTCTCCCTCATATACATCATTAGTTCCGCGTTGAGTTTGGCTCGTGCCCATTTTTCAGGCCCACTGATCTGCATCAAAGCCAAAGAGAACTGAGCAAAGTTGTGTAGCTTCTCAAGTTCCAGCTCATTGACCTCACCCTTGTTGATGCTGTTGATGACTCGCATTACTCCTTCACGGTACGCATCAATCACCGCTTGCCAGTGCGGGTCAACCTTTGGCGGCTTAGGCATTCTTGGCTTTCAGTGCGGCTTTGATGGCGCGGGCAAGTATTCCAGCAAGGTCTGCCGAAATAGTGCAGTTATGCGCTTCAAAAGTTTTCTTAGCTTCCTCATCCGTCAGCCCAACCCATTCGCGCTGTGCTTTCTTTTGCCAGTAGTCGATTGCTCCGTGCAGCGTCCCATCGCCTGCGGCAATTGCGTCATCCATCTCAGAATGCTGCGCTAGTCTGTCTCTCAGAGCGTCATGGGCTGGCATAAGTAAATGTGTTTCACTTGTCCAATGCCACAGGTGAATAGCATCCAGCGCCTGCTGCAATAGCTCTCTGTCAGTCACGTAAAGTCTCCAATCCCTAGTTCTCTTGCGATGTCTTGAATCTCGTGCTCGATTGTCCCCGCCTCATAGTCATCGTCATAGAAGCGCTTGACCTTCTTCTCCTTTACTACCTTGACTTGCTTGGGCGTGACAACCCTCTTTGGTTTTGGTGGCGCCTTCTCTTTCTGCTTGCGCTCCTCTAATGGACGGGAGTTATCTAGTACTTCGATCGTGGCGTAGCGGTAGCCACAGCCCCGGCACTTACGCTTGCGCCGGAACTCTCCCTCCATAGATAGACGCGAGTCATAGACGTCGGTCTTCGCCTGACATTTAGGGCAATTCTGCATGTCACTGGAGTGTCGCCGCTAGTCTGGCTTTCGGTGTATCGCGATACACATCCATTGCCAATCGAGACACGACATTCATCGCCCCTTCAGCCTCTGTCTCGCCAGCACCAGACAGGCTAAGAGTCAGGCCACTCATGATGCCGATGGCACGAAGCCATACATGTGCCGTTAGCTCTGGGTTCTCCATGCTCATCGCCACCCATCCAGAAACAATGGACTCAACCGCCTCAAAATCCTTATGCTGCTGCTCCATTGGCTTCCCCTTTGTATTGGTTGCGAAGGTAAGAGTCGATGTCCTCCTTCTTAAATCGATATGCGCGGCCAATCTTTGCTGCGGGGAGGGCGCCGTTCTTCGCCAGACGACGCACCGTGAACGTGGACAAACCTACATAGTCCGCCGCCTCCTCCACATCCATTAGTTTTTGATGTTCCATTCGTACTCCAAGCCAAACTTCAGTAAAAAAACCTTGCTGAACTCAACCTTGCGGGCTTCGTGCAGCTCTTCTTTTGTCATGCCCGTATATGAGTTGACCTCAGGTAGTTCGTACATGCACTTGTATGACCCCCGCCCAGTGTCCTCAACTACCGTCACCAACTTCCCAGAAGGAAGTCGCAGCGTCTTCCCGCTCAGATCGATACTGGTCGCAGAACTCAGAGACTTCACAGTACTCTTCGCACCTTCGGTATCCTCCGCGCCTCTCTTCAATAACTGTGCTGTCAGTGAGTGCGGATTCAGCATCTTCTTTCCTTTCGAATACTTTGATTGCTCGCTTACCACCCGGCTTCATCAGTGCGTATGTGGTACCTGCATACCAGCGCTCCTCATCACTACAGACAATATGTGTGCCACCTGCTTCTGCCTGTTGATGTAAGCTAATACGATCTCTAATGTACTGATATGTTTCGTCAAGCGGCCACACCGGGATATCAATGGTGACCACCGGCTTTTGTGGGTAGTCTTGCTTACGCTTTGCATCAGACTTGCGCCAGTCTCTAAGGATCGCAATGATGCGCAGCTTGTCTACCTTGTAACCGTTCTGGATTGCCAACCAACGCAGCACATTGAGTTGCCGTTCCCATTCCTTCATGTCAGACATCATGACCTTAAACACACTGGTGCATTTGTAGTCATCTAATGTCTCGTTACGCAAGTCCATGCGATCGAACTGACCGGACAAAGACCAGCCATCTACGTCAGCGTAGAGACGTTCTTCGACAACATCAGACTTGTTGGCTCGCTCGAGGATGGTGTGTACCGCCTGACCGAGGAGGGACCAGATGCGCTCACTGACATCCTCCACAACCGAGCCGCCATACTTCTTGAGCAGGACGCGACGGTGCGGGGAATCGATCAACTTGGTGACTGAGATGTCGCCGCCGCCCGTGTAAGGATCATTCCTTACTGCATCGACCAGCGCCTGAGGCAGGTCATGGATATTGGTGAGATTCATTCGACGATCATCCAGTCCTCAGCCAGCATGTCCGACTGGCTTGCCAACCAGCCCGGAAGCATTGCGCGACGACCTTGTGCATTCACAGTCCACATATCAATGTGGGGGAGAATCTCGCACTGCTTAACGCCAGCGTTGTAGTACGCGCTGTTGGGGAACGTATTTACTTCTGGTTGGCCGCTCACGAGGATTAGCCACATGCCCCTGCCATTCCAACCAGAGCGGGTAACCTTGGCGCCCTGCTTCAATGCGCAAATCGCCATCCCGAAATCCATACCCGCTGTCGGTTGATACGCTCGCTCGAACACATCTTTTGGAGACCAGCTGATATAGCCCCCAAAGTCGCGATGGTTAGCTTTACCACCATCCGTGTACTCTACGAGGTAGCCCTCATCATTCGGGTCTTCGTCTGCCGGAACTTCCCAGCCGCGCAGCTGGTTGTACTCCAGACGGTTCATTGGCTTTGCCTTGATGATCTTGGTGCCTATGTACTGATCCACACATCCTCCTAATAAGGTGGGCTACTCGCTGCGTCTGTGGCCGGTAGTGATTGTTCCCGGCTACCCATTTCACAGCATCCGCTTTTGCCCATAAACGGGTGAGGTACTCACAAGCATTTGGGATGAACCGACCAAAGCTCCCCGCCGCTTGCTTTCCCTCGTTGAAACCAACACGACTGAGGACTCGGTTACGGTTGCGATCCGTACAGAGCACCGGGATTAAAGACAGATAGCGTGTTGCTGCAGCAAGTGACGTTAGAGCTTTCCACTGACCGGCTTCATCCTGCCCAAATCCTCATGCGTGTTGGCCCTGATGATCAGTCAGGAACACGGCGCGTCTTTCCGCGCTGCCTCTTGGTTTCGCCGCCGATCTCCCAAGTTGAGATCTGGTGATGCCCCGTTTTCCCACACGGCCCGGTATGATGGTCGTCACCAACACGACTGAGGACTGCAAGTGGGTACAGGTTTATCTGTCCTGCCCGACGCCCATCTTTTGAATGGTCAATCCTCATGCGTCTTGGTGGAGAGGGAAGGATTCGAACCTTCACGGAACTAGCCGACCACGGAGTTACAGTCCGGTGCCCTTCCTACGAGGCGTCCTCTCCATCACTGTCTCTCCAGTTGTCACGCCGATGCAGATTACCCTGACGTTATGGGCTGTAACCACCCGGTTCCCCGAGTCGAAAGGAAGTTTCCCCACCCTTTGCGTTGGCCCCCGGTCGGTGGGCGCATCTGCAATACGTATGAACCCGGGGCGCGTCGATCACCAATCTACTAAGTCACCACCACCAGCAAATGGATCGTCGTTCTTAGGCGCTGCTCTGACCTGACCGCCACCACCTTGACCTGTGTCCTCATCGAGTGAGCCACGCAGGTACTTGGTGCCAGCCTTGGATGTTGCCTCCCACAGACCGCCGCGCCACTTGGTTCCATCAGCCATCTCGATGACTACGTTGAACTGCGGAGCCTTCGCGTTCTGGCTTGCCTTTGCTTTGAATACCGAGATGTTGTTGTATTGCTTACTCATTCCTTCTCCTCTGCTTGTTTGATTCGCTTCTGTAAATTCGATGTGATCTCTGCCATCTTGCCAATTGGTATCTGCTCCAGATCGCCTACCTTGTAGATCTCGAGAAGCTTCTGCTCCGTCACATCCGTACTAGCCATCAGCTTGCGGATGATCTCGATGTCGCTATCCGTCAGAGTCTTGGCGGGTTCCTTGCCAACCACATGGGTGTGGCGATCAGGATCCTCATCAATCGGAATGGCGAAGAGCTGGAACGCCATGTACTTGTATGCGATCGACAGCGCCTTGTTGGTTGCCTTGTCGCCCGAGTCCATCGCCTCACCCGGCACGGAACAAACCACGCTGCTGCCATCGACTGCTGAGTACACAGTGAAGTCCACTTGCACGGTCACATAGAACAGGGGGTTGCCCCGACTATTAACACGCTCATGAACTTCACGACTCCTAATACTTGGGACAATGACAAGACCCGCCTCGACCAGATGCTGAGCCATCCGGTTCATGACGTCATCGATGCCACGGAACTTGAAGCCTTGGGATTCGTTCTTGTGTGCCTTGGCGATTCCCTTATCAGCGAATGCCTGCATCACATGCTTGATACCTGCTAAGACATGGGGACTAGATTGCCCATCCATACACCCTCCTTTTTGTTTGTTTGTGGGCGCAAGTATAGAGCATTCATTTGCTTTGTCAATACCCTATCGATAAAAAAATATGTTATCACTTCGTTACTGGTAAGAAGACAGACACTACACGACCAATGACACGTAGTAGTTGGAACGCATCCTTGCTTAGCTTCTGCTTCTTGCCGCGCCCAGAGCTGAGCGTTATCTCATCCTCGATGATGATGAATCTCTTCTTGAGTCAAATCCCTGCTTGGCATATCAATGCCCTCTAGTTGCACTAATGATAAGGGTATTGGACAGCACTGCCGATCGGCTTGTCAATACAATTCAGTTGTTGACATACATATCAGCCCCGCTTATACTGCGCCCATCAAGAGATTGATCGGGGGCATAACCCACCCCTCGGGAATGTAGGTGCGACAGACCCGGATAAACAAAGCTGCAGTATTGGATAGGCCCTTACAGGAACGTGCTGTCCAAGTAGAGCGAGATAAACGAGAGCGCCCACGTTGAAAACGTGCATCCGTGTTTAACACGGGTGAGGTTCTATTCCTTTCGGGGATGACAGTCAAAGAAAAAAACAAAACGATTGAAGGGAAGCGTTGTGAAGAACTGGTCTGATCTTGGGATTGATACGCGTGGTCACAGCCACGGCGAAATCAAAACCACATGTCCTCAGTGTTCACCCACTAGAAAGAAGAAATCGTATCCCTGTCTCAATGTAAACATAGACAGGGGAATGTACAACTGCTGGCACTGTGGTTGGTCAGGGTCAATAGGGAAAGGGAACTACATGAAGCCCTACGTTACGGGCACAAAGAACTATCGCAAGCCAGAGTTCAAGGCGCAGCTCCTCACTGAGGCTGGCATGAAATACCTTGAGGAGAGAGGCATCACTCCAGAGGTGGCGGCTCGCAATCAGCTCACGATGACAAACAAGTACATGCCTCAGCGTGAAGAGGAGGTACCTTGCATTGCTTTCCCGTTCGTGAAGAACGGAGAGATCGTCAACGTGAAATACAGGGACAGGAACAAGTACTTCACTCAAGAGAGTGGTGCAGAAAAGACTTGGTACAAATATGACGACATCGATCCAAAGGCTACGATTATCACAGAAGGTGAGTTTGATGCATTGGCGCTGGAAGTTGCTGGCTTCCGCCATGCTATCTCAGTACCGGACGGCGCACCCACCGGCAATGCGACGAACTTCGAAAAGAAATTCTCGTACCTCGATGTCGAAGATCCGAGTATCGAGTCCGTCGAGAAGTTCATTCTGGCGGTTGATAACGATGTACCCGGGCGGAAACTCGAGGAGGAACTTGCGCGTCGCCTTGGAAAAGAAAGGTGCTACCGGGTTCAGTGGCCGGAAGATTGCAAGGACGCCAATGACGTACTCATCAAGTTGGGAAGGGAGGCGCTATCTGATTGCATAAAGAATGCAGTACCGTTTCCTGTTGATGGGATCTTCGAGCTGGATGCATTCAGTGCTGACCTTGACCAGATCTATACCGAAGGGTTGCCTCCCGGCCTGACAACTGGGTGGTCGAACGTTGATGACTTCTACCGTCCGATGGAAGGGCAGTGGACGTTGGTGACTGGTGTTCCCGGGATGGGTAAATCCGAGTGGCTCGATGCGCTGGCTATGAACATGACGCGCAATCACAACTGGGTCATTGGCGTTTGCTCACCTGAGAATCAACCGATCACCTACCACGCAGCCAAGCTGATGGAGAAGTACGCTGGCAAGCGGTTGCACAAGATGAACAAGGAAGAGTTCGAGGAGGCGAAGGAATGGGTTGGCGTGTTCTTCAAGTTCATCATGCCTGAGGATCGCACACTGGATTCTCTGCTGGCGAAGAGCAAGCTGCTGGTGAAGCGATACGGGATGAAGGGATTGATCATCGATCCTTACAACGAGATCGCACACACCGGCAGGAAGGACGGCATCTCTGAGACAGAGTACGTATCAGAATTCTTGGCGCAGCTGCGAGGGTTCGCCCGTCACATGGGGATACACATCTGGCTGGTGGCGCACCCAACCAAGTTGCAGAAGGGGAACGATGGGAAGTACCCGGTACCTACTGGCTATGACGTAGCGGGGTCGGCTCACTTCTTCAACAAGGCTGACAACATCATCGCCATTCATCGGGACAAGGCAGATCCTCATGCGTACTCTGAGGTGCATGTGCAGAAGATCCGCTCGAGGTGGTTGGGTCAGTTGGGGAACACTTTCCTTGAGTGGGACAAGACATCAGGGCGCTTCACCATCCCTGCTGGGCAAGGGTCAGGGTTCTTGCGTTGACTTACAGGAACCGGAAGCTGCTTGACCTAGCCCGGGATCAGGCGTGTGTATGGTGTGGATTGGAGGACGGAACGATCGTGGCCGCGCACTCCAATCTCTACGAGCACGGTAAGGGCAAGGGGTTGAAGGCGCACGATGGGATGCATGCTTGGCTGTGTCACAGATGCCACGCCGAGTATGACCAAGGCAGCAAGA